CTTGATTGGCGTAGCTGGTCAAGGGACTACAATGCGTACAGGCACAGAACCACGTAACATCCTGCATGGACGACATGAAAATGGCACAATCCACGATGAGGTGGGTATGCGTCACTACTACGCTGAGTGGTCTAAGTGGATGGGAGTATCAGCACAAGAACCAAAACAGGAAGCTGCATAGATGGACCCAATTACCGCAATGGCTACCGCATCTGCAGCCTTTGGCACAATCAAAAAAGGTTTTCAAGTCGGACGTGACGTAGAGTCAATGATGTCTGACATTGGACGCTGGATGGGTGCGTTATCAGATTTAGACCAAGCAGCCAAAGAAGCTAAGAATCCACCCATATTTAAGAAGCTGTTTAATGGTAAGTCTGTTGAACAAGAAGCAATAGAAGCATTTGCCAATAAACGTAAAGCACAAAACCAAAGAGATGAACTTAAAACATGGATTGAGTTTACGCTAGGAAGAGCAGCATGGCAAGATTTAATTCAGACGGAAGCAAATATTCGTAAGCAAAGACAAGAAACACTGTATAAGCAGAGAGAACGCCGACAAAAGTTTGTAGAGATAGTGGCTTGGATTATAATGGTAGGTTTATCTGCTGCACTTCTTTACGGTTTTGTTTCATTCCTTATGTCTAAGCAAGCTAGGGCAGACGAGATAAAATGGACTACATGTAGACTTGTTGACTATGAAAGAATTAAAGTAAAACAAAATCCATACACAGAGTATATCTGTACGTATAGAGGCGCAAACAATACTATAGAAACTATAACTATTAGTGAGTTTTGTCCACGACAATATCAATGTGTATATAACCCCCGTGAAAAAGATGAGCCTACATTAAAAGAAACACTAAAGTCAATTAGGAAAAAACTACAATGAAAAAACCACAGCAGAGTTTAAAGAACTGGACTAATCAAGACTGGCGTACTAAGTCAGGTAAGCCTTCTGCTAAGACAGGAGAAAGATATTTACCTGCAAAAGCAATAAAGTCCTTGACAAGTGCAGAGTACTCTGCTACAACTAAGGCTAAGAGAAAAGGTAAAGCTGCAGGTAAGCAGTTTGTAGCACAGCCTAAAAGTATTGCAAAGAAGACAGCAAAGTTTCGGAGAGGCTAATGCTTAATTTATTAATTGGACCTATTGCTAATTTAGCAGGGACATGGTTAGATGGAAAAGTTGAAAAGACTAAAGCAGAAGCTGCAACCAAAGTGGCAAGGGCTAAAGCAGAAGCTACAGTCATGGAAAGAAAAGCTACTGGTGAAATTGACTGGGATTTGGAAATGGCTAAAGGAAGTCAGTCTTCGTGGAAAGATGAGTGGCTTACCGTTTTGTTCTCTATTCCTCTCGTTATGGCGTTTATTCCGGGGATGGAAGAAGTAGTCTCCAATGGATTCGCACAACTCAACGCAATGCCTGAGTGGTATCAGTACAGTCTTGGTGTTATCGTTGCTGCCAGCTTTGGTGTACGCAGTGCTACTAGGCTCTTTGGTAAAGGGAAGTCCTAGTGCAGATGTGGAATATGCACGACATAACGACAGAAGAACAGGCAAGGAAGAATCGTGAAAGTAGCAATGGAAAGAATACTGGCGTGGAAGATACTTCCTCGTCTAATGATGATAATGATGTCGCTATCAGCGTGGAGAGTAGTAGAGTGGTTTATGACACTACCCGACCCGACAACACAGCAGTCAGCACTTGTCAGTGTAGTGACGGGAGCAATGACGGGTGCGTTTGCGGTATGGATGGGACATGAGAAATGAAGTATCGTAAAGAAGACTTTATACAAAAACTAATTACACATGAAGGTTTACGCCTTCAGGTATATCAAGATACACTTGGAATTGATACTATTGGTATCGGACGTAACCTAGAAGACCGTGGCATCACTAAAGAAGAACTGGAATGGATGGACATACCTAATATGGCTATTGTTCATACTGAAGGTATCACAGAAGCAGATGCTATGTATCTAGCACAGAATGACGTGCAGATTGTCGAAGAAGAACTTGTACGTGCGCACCCTTGCGTAGACAAGCTAGACAGTGTACGTCAACTTGTACTTATGGATATGGCATTCAATATGGGTGTCCCAAGACTGTGTAAGTTTAAAAAGATGTGGAATGCTATCCATAATGAAGATTTTATCAATGCAGCAAAAGAAATGCTTGACAGCAGGTGGGCAAATCAGGTAAAATCAAGAAGTACAAAATTAGCAAACGCAATGCACAATGGTGAGTTTTAATGGCTAGACAATTAACTGATAAGCAACAAGCACTACTCAACGTCCTGTTTGAAGAAGCAGGTGGTGATATGGTGCAAGCAAAGAAACTGGCGGGATATGCTGACACTTCTAGTACTGCAGAAATTGTTAAAGGTCTTAAAGAAGAAATACTTGAGGCAACTCAAATGTACATGGCACGTAATGCACCGAAGGCTGCGATAGCTATGACACATGCATTGTATGACCCAACTGAACTAGGTATTCGTGACAAGATGGCAGCAGCCAAAGAACTGCTTGACCGTACTGGTCTAGTAAAAACTGAGAAGATGCAAGTAGAAGCATCGGGCGGTGTAATGCTTATGCCACCTAAAGCAACTGTAGAGGATGATGACTAATGGCTGATATGTATAAAGGTATGAGTGCCGGACAAATGGCAAGTAAAATTATTAAAAGTGGTAAAGCAAATGATTCTGCTGAATACATTAGAGATATAGCATCAGGTCCGGGTGCTAAAGAATATATGAAATTGTATATTGAATCTGAGGATTTGCTTCATGTATTTGGTGATGATTTTAATAAAGGCGGTATGGTAAAGTCTCGCACAGGACCACAAGATTACCGTAAAGGTGGCATGGTTCTTAAAACAATGGACAACCGCAAAAACAAATGACACGTAGCATAGGTAAGTGGAAGCTACCACAGCCAACCGATATTAAAGAAGAAAACGAATGGATACAGATACCGCGCATTGCAAGGACTGTACCTTTCGGTTATAAACAAAACGATGAAGACCCTGACATTCTTGACCCTATACCAACAGAGTTAGACCTATTAGAGAAAGCACGTAGCCACGTAAATCAATACAGTTATCGTGAAGTAGCAAACTGGTTGAGTACTAATACTGGCAGATACATCTCGCATGTGGGATTAAGGAAACGGTTACAGAATGAACGAAGACGTAAGAACCAAGCTAAAAGCCTCCTCAAGTGGGCAGAATATGCGGAAACGGCAATCGCCAAAGCGAAAAGTCTCCAAGAAGAAAGAACAGGCTCCAAAGCCAACAGTTGAGATACTGCCTATTGAATATGAAACACAGGCTATTGAAGAGACAGCCAATGTGTTATTCAAACCTAATAAGGGTCCACAGACAGATTTTCTAGCTGCAGCAGAACGAGAAGTACTTTATGGTGGTAGTGCTGGTGGTGGCAAGTCTTATGCCATGTTAGCTGACCCACTACGCTACATGGGGCATCCTGCATTTAGTGGATTGCTACTGCGACATACAACAGAAGAACTAAGAGAACTTGTATTTAAGTCGCAGGAGTTGTACCCAAAAATCTGGCCCGGTATTAAGTGGTCAGAGAGAAAGATGCAGTGGACTGCACCATCTGGCGCAAGATTGTGGATGTCGTATCTTGATAGAGATGACGATGTATTGCGTTATCAGGGTTTAGCGTTTAGCTGGATAGGGTTTGACGAGTTAACACAGTGGTCCACACCATACGCTTGGAATTACATGCGGTCTCGTTTAAGGTCCACTGCACCTGACTTGCCTATCTACATGAGAGCAACAACTAACCCCGGTGGTCGGGGACATCATTGGGTTAAGAAGACATTCATCGACCCTGCACCTTACAATAGAGCATTCGATGCAACAGATACAGATACAGGAGAAGTTCTGCGATACCCAGCAGGACATGAAAAAGCTGGAAGGTCACTATTTAAACGGCGATTTATCCCAGCAAGATTATCTGACAATCCTTATTTGGCAGAGTCGGGTGACTACGAAGCCATGCTACTCTCCATGCCAGAGCAGCAAAGGAGACAACTCCTTGAAGGTGACTGGGATATTAAAGAAGGTGCGGCGTTTACTGAGTTTGACCGCAATATTCATGTTATTGAGCCTTTCGATATTCCTAACAACTGGGTTAAGTTTAGGGCTTGTGACTATGGTTATGGTAGTAAGTCTGGTGTTGTTTGGTTTGCTGTTGCACCTAACGAACAGCTTGTGGTATATAGAGAACTCTACGTTTCTAAAGTCCTTGCCGCAGACTTGGCAGATATGATACTGGATGTAGAGTCTGGCGATGGTACTATTAAGTATGGTGTGCTTGATTCTTCTCTGTGGCATAAACGTGGCGATACTGGTCCTAGCCTTGCAGAGACAATGATTAGTAGAGGATGTCGTTGGAGGCCATCAGATAGAAGCCGTGGTAGCCGTGTAGCAGGTAAGAACGAAATACACAGGCGTTTGCAGGTAGATGAATTTACAGAGGAGCCTAGACTTGTATTCTTTAATAGCTGCACAAATGTCGTATCACAGTTACCGTCCATCCCCCTTGATAAGAAAAATCCGGAAGACATTGATACGCACAGTGAAGACCATTTGTATGATGCCCTTAGATATGGTATAATGTCCAGACCAAGATTTAGTATATTTGATTACGACCCTATGGGAAGACCTAGCACTGGTATGCGTGTAGCAGACAGTACGTTTGGTTATTAAG